TGGCGGTGCTGGCGATATCGACCGTGGCGACGGCGAGCTGCTGGCCGACCACGACCACCTGACCGGCGACCACGGCCGAGCCGGTGCCGTTGGTCCAGTTGCGGACTTCTCCGGGCTGTACATAGTTGTTCATGTTTGCGTCCTCTTGGGTTCAGTTGATTCGGTTGTTTCCCAAAAACCCGGGCCGCTTATGCCGGCCCGGGGGTCAGGGTTGTCTTACACTCCGGCGTTGGTAACCGCGCCGCGGAAGTCGAGGCCGGCGATGGCGAAGTCGAGGCGCACCTTGAGCTCCGCGCCATCCACGCCCCAGCCGTCCTTGGTTTCCAGGTACGGCTCCTGCATGCCGTCGAGGAACGCGACCTCGATCACCTGCGCATCGGACGGATCGGCGAGCAGGTAGCGGCGCGTGCCGGTCAGGCGTGAGGTATCCACCACATCGCGGAACAGGCCGCGCACGGTGTTCGTCTTCTGCAGCTTGTTGGCGGTGTCCGGATCGTACTGCGAATCGTTGATGCTGCGCGCCGTACCGCCCAGTCCGATCGGCAGCAACAGCACCGCCGGCCGCAGGTCGAGAATTTCGACCCCGCCCACGCCGGTCTGGCTGGCCATGGCCACCCGGTCGGCGTCGATCGCCGCCATGGAGATCGCCGCGCCGGTGGTGATGTTGTTGTGGTCGGCATGGAACAGCGTCTTGCTGTCGCTCACCAGCACCGGACCGAGGCCGCCGTTGAGGGCCAGCAACGCATACACATCGGTTTCGATGGTGCGCTTGGCGGAACGCCCGGCCGACGTGGCCAGCCCCAGCAGGGCGCCGAGGTCGTCGTTGATGACGGCCTGCCGGCTGACGCCGATCAGGTTGCCCTTGGTGGCGGCGGTGATGGTGGCCTTTTCGCCATCCGGCACGGTCTTTTGCTTGAACTCACCGTGCTCGGTCAGCGCATCGAGATTGCCGATCAGGCCGGTGCGGTAGCGGTTGTGGGCGCGAAAATCGCTGACCGAGCCGACCGCACAGAAACGCGACCAGGTGTCGGGCGCGGTGAGATAGGCCTGCAGCAGCGTTTTGTGCATGACGTTTTCCAGCAGCACCGGGAAATCGCTGGTGGTCTGGAAGGCCTGCGCCACGATCTCGCGCTTGTCCATGCCGGCGGTGTTCTTGCCGGCGCGTTGCAGCGATGCCTTGGCCAGATCGAGCAGCGAGGCGGACCGGAGGGGGTTGCCGTTCATGTCGATGTTCAGCGCCGCCACGCCGTTGCCGGCCATGCGGTTGACGCCGGCGCGCACCAGGATGGAATCCACGGCGGCGGCGCGGAACTTGTCGGCCGCGTCCAGCCCGATCTCGATGCGGCCGCTGGCCGCAACGGCGACCGGCTCGGCACCCTCGCCGAGCTTGGCAAGCAGCTTGTCGCTGGCCTGCTTGGCGGTGATGGCGGTATCCACCAGGCACGCCTGAAACAGCTCGGCCACGCCTTCGCGCTGCATGAACGGTTTGAACGCGGCGGTGATGTCCACGTTGCGCGCCTGAATGCGGGCGGCGGCGCGGGCGTCGGCGGCGGCATCGATCTGCACCACGTTCGACGGCTCGTTGGGGGTTGCGGTGGCAGCAGCGGCAGCTGCCGCAGCGGCGGCTTTCTTTTCTTCCTCGGTCATTGCGTTCTCCTTCGGTGGTTTAAATTGAGCGGCGACGGCCGCATAACGGGCGGCGGCAGCCGCCGGAACTTTGAAACGGGCGAAGGCCGCCTGCAGGTAGCGGGCGGACTCCTCGTCCTGTGCGGCGGTGGTGACTTCATCCACAAAGCCGCCGTCCTTGGCCTCGGACGCCGAATAAAAATGATTGGCGCCATCGGACATCAGTTCGTACATGGCCTCGACGCTCTCGCCGGTTTTGGCGGCGTAGCTGGTGGCCATGGCCTCGGCGTACTTGTCCAGCACGTCGGCGTATTCGCGCATGTCCTTGCTGTTGCCGACCGATGCACCCCACGGCGCATGGATCATGAAAATCGCGTTCTCGGCCATGCGCACCGTGTCGCCGGCCATGGCGATGAGCGAGGCGATGGACATCGCCACGCCGTCGATCTCCACGTCCTTTTGCAACGGGTGACGCTTGATGGCGTTGTAGATGGCCACGCCATCGGACACCGAGCCGCCGTAACTGTTGATGCGCACCGTCAGGGTTTTGTCCTTGAGGTCTTGCAGATCCTTGACGAACTGCTGCGCGGTGACCGAATCGCCGAACCAGGAGTCGCCGATGTCGCCGTAGATCAGCACCTCGGCGCTGTCCTCGCCTTGGGCGCGGATGGTGTACCAGGGGGCGACGGCGTTCGGCTTTTTCGGTGTCGGCATGGTGTTCTCCTGTTAGTCGCGGGCGGCGGCGGTGATGGCGGCGGTGCGCGCGGTGTTGTTGGCCGGGGTGTTGTTGAGTTCCACCGGATCCACTTTGCTTTCCGGCAGCTTGTCGTTGCGCAGTTTCTGCCAGTTGGCCTCCTGCTCCAGCACGTCGCGCGGGTTGAGGCCGCGGCGGCGGATGATCTCGGGGCCGGAGGCATAGCCGGCGGCCTCCAGCTCCTGCCAGGCCAGCGCCTCTTTCAGCGGATCGATCCACGGCATCTGCGGCGGCACCAGAATGGCGTCGTCGAGCGTGCGCGGGTCGAGGTCGGCCGGCAGCTTGAGCAGGCCGGCGAGAACCGCGGCGTTCAGAAAATCCGCATACACCGGCATCACCGCGCGGCCGCCGAACTCGGCGGACAGCACGCCGTAAGCGCCCCACGACTCGACCAGCTCCTGGCGCTGCGCACTGTAGGTGCCGTCGTAGTTGCGCGACAAGCTGGAATAACTGATCTCGAGGCCGCCGGAGGCGGCGCGCAACTGGCCGCTGCGGAACGGTTCGAGGCTGGTGCTGGGGCGGGTGGTGTTGATGGTGCCGATGTCCTCGCCGGGGCGCAGGTCGTCGAACACCATGCCGGGGCGGAACTTCATGTTGCGTTCGACGAGGTTGCCGCTTTCATCGCGCGAATCGCCGGCGTCGTAACTGTCCGGCACGCCCTTTTTGATGTAGGCGGCCATGCTCGCGGCCACCTTGGCGGCGACGCGCTCGCTCTCCTCGTAGTCCTTGATGTCGTCGAGGCGCGTAAGCACCGACGCGAAAATGGACACGCCGCGCGCCTGCAGCATGCGGTCGGCGAGCTTGATGTGCAGCATGCGCTCGGCCGGAATGCGCTTGAGATCGGAAATCGTGATCAGTGGCGACATCTTGCTGGGGTCGGTCTTGTGCAGCCAGAACGCGGTCGAGCGGCCCCAGCCGTTGCGCTCCACGCCCTGCACGATGCTGCGGCTCTGGTCGTAGTAGCCGAGCGGCACCGAATCGGACTCGAACATTTCCAGCGAATACGGCACATCGGTGCCATGATTCAGGCCGGTGATTTTGCCGAGCAGCCGTTGCGCGAAGCAGTCGCCGTCGCGGATCCACGCGCGGCACAGCATGCGCTGCATGGACGGCCAGTCGTGCTGCCAGGTGACCTCCGGGCGCTTCGACCAGTCGCGGTACAGGATGAGAATTTCGCGCGCCAGTTCTTCGTGGATCTCACCGGTTTTGGTGCGCGGCTGCGGCTCTAGGCCGATGCCGTGCGGTCCGACGATGTTCTGCACCAGCCGGCTGATGGCGCCGCGCGCGATGTCGTGGTTGCGTTCCAGATAACGAGCGTGCGCGCGCAGCTTGGCGGTGTTGAACGCTGTGACCTGATCGCCGGTGCCGTCCTTGGTGCGCTCGCGGCGCAGGCGCGAGGTTTTGGTGGCGTCGTAGTAGGCGAGCAGACCGCGCTGGCGGGCGCGGTGGGCCGCGCCGGTCGGGTCGAGGTTATCGAGTATGCCCATCAGCGCCGCACCGCCAGCCAGAACAGCACCGCACCGACCACCACCCACGCGGCCGGCGGGTAAACCTGCCAGATGCCGTAAAACATGCCGGTCAGGCCGGAAAACATGAACAGGTCGCGCAGCGCGATCACGGTGCGCAACAGGCGCAACGCCCTGGCCATGCCCTGCTTGATGGTCTGGAGCTTCATGCGTCCGACGTGAAGTCGGCGAGCTGGTGGCGCGCACCGGGCGCGGCGCCGGCGTCGATGGCCTGTTGGCCCTTGGCGTAGGCCAGCGCCGTGGACAGTTCGCTGATGCTGCGGTAGGTGACCTCGCGGTCGGCGAGCTTGACGCGCAGCTCGCCGACCGCAAGCGCGGCTTCGAGGGCGTCGATCTGAGTCTGTGACAGTGCCATGCGCAAGAGCATGGATACGATGACGCGGACAATCTATGCACAAATTGTCCGCGCCGGTGGCGGCGTTACAAATTCCAGTCCTTGCTGCCGAAGCCGCCGCGGTCGTCGTCCGTGCGGCTGGCCACGCGCGCCACGGTCTTGGTGCTGACGCCGTGGCGCTCGGCCACCGCCTGCGGTGCGTGGCCGTCGCGCAGGTCGGCGGCGATGCGCTGGTTGCGCTGGCCCTTGCCCGGCGCCGGAATGTAGTGGCGGCGGCCGCCGGCCTGCTCTTGCAGTTGCGTGCAGAATTGTTCGGCGTCGGCCAGCGCCGCCGCCTCGGCACCGCCGCGCTCCACCAGCAGATCGAACAGCTGCTGGTGGATCAGGTCCAGCAGATAGTCGGGATTGTTGATGCGCATCGCCGTGGGTTCGCGTTAGCACACGCGCCGTTCAAGCACCGACTGGCGCAACCGCCGCTGCGCGGTTTCGTGCAACGCGCTGGCGCCGGCCACATCCAGCAGCCCGGCCTGTTTCAGCAGGCGGTGTATCCATGCCGGGTCCACGCCGGCCACGGCCGCCGCCTCGATCGGCCCGGACAGGTAGACGATGGCCGAGGGCCGGTGCTCGATGTAGAACAGATCGGTGATCGCCTGATCGACAATGCCAAACATCAGTCGGCCGTTCGTGGTATCCGGAAACTGGCATTTGATTTTGCTCGCCACGGCGCGCGCGGTGCGCATCAGTTCGGAGCGGGATTTTTTTTCGGCCATGGGTTTGCCTTTGGTTTGTTTCGCTTGTTAAGAACCAACCACCGAATCGTCCGGCACCCACGTGAACTCAGCCACCGGAAAGTGCGTCCTGCATCCACAGCAGAATGTCCCGCTATAGAACTTCGGGTCGCGTGCGTAGGTTTCGGCCAGAGCCAGACCCATCGTTGTGACCGTGCCACATTTGGTGTGCTTGTAACTTCTGCGAACGGGCCGGATGAATCCGCGCGCGCGTTCTTCAGGACACAACACCACATAGCCATTCTGCATGCCGTCTGGACGTATATCGCGATGTTCCGGAGTAACCGGGCTGCCGTCGGTCAGGCATGTGGCCGGCACATCCGAAGCTACGGCCGCTCTCGCCTTGTCTACCAGTTCTGCTATCTTGCCGTCAGCATCGGCATCCGACGGATGGACAGGTTTCGGCATTACATATCCAGGCAGAATGCCGCGCGCAGCTTTCTCAAGATTGTTCAATCGCTCCCATATAAATACGATTTCCGGGTCGCTAGTGCTCATGCCGTCCCCCTCTGCCCATTGTCGTAGGTGCACTCTGCGGTATCGTCTTCTGTTTTCAGGTGTTTGCATTGCTCAACGACTGCGCCGCCGACGGCCATGAAGAAACAAATAGCGTCAATCGGGCAATCTGCATATTTTTCAGCAACGACCATCGGGTTGCTTCTGCTCTCGTCAATCGCCAGTTTTGTTACATCAATTTTCATTAGGATGCCCCCTTCTTGGTTTTGTCGTATGCCGCGATGCGCTCTGCCTCGGCTTGGGTCACGATCTTGAACTCGATTGAGTCGATATGCCCATGAGTCAGTAGCACTCGGTATTCCTTCGCGAACTCTTCTATTTCCTTGAGTGTGATCGTGACGCCTTCAGGCGCCAGCTTGCGAACGACCATCATCAGATATTTTTGCCAGTGGCCTTCGGACTGCTGCATGATCGTGCTATCGGGGTTTAGAACCTTTGTGTTCATTTCGATTTCCTCAGTATTTTCTTCACAGATTCCATCCATCACTTCC